CGGCGTGCCCGGCCTGCATATGCATTCCAGAGTTTACTCATGCGTACTACCCGCCCTAGGTTAGCATGAGTCAATGTTTGGTTTAGAACTATGACGTGTACGACTATTGGAAAATTCGATGACAAAATTCAACCTGTCACCAGCGGTTTAGTAGTGAGGTTCCATGTTCGTGACGGACTTAATTTCCATTGGGTAACGAGGTTAGGGGTGCTCAACATATGCACTGTTGACAATCGGTCTGAGTTGGCTAAGGTAGGTACAACAACTCAGCCTTCTGTCCTCTACAAATGGCGCGTTTCGACGCTTCGCCTTTGGATTATGTTCCTGATTTTTGGCCTTATGAACGTATCGATTTTGGTGGCTGCCAGCGGTATTCGTTATTATTTGCTAGCCTCCCTATCTGTGCTGATACCGGTCCCTATTTTCATGTATTACGTGTGGCATGAATCAATTATGATTGCCGATCAAGTGGTGTTAAACCACTTGTTAAGCAATGTGATGATGCCGACGTATGGTAACATGGATTTACAGAGAAGACTTGTGGAGTACAGACGGAGGTTGGTGATGTTTTCTGATGAATCTGCTGATGTCATGCGTAGCTTTGCATCTATTGCTCGAGGCTACGCTGAAGTTCGTCTTGCCGAGATGTTGATCCGTGTGAGTGTTGCCAAGTTCCCTTTACTTGGCAATCCTTTTCAATAGTGGCCCCCGGGTTGGCCTTGTACCAATATGGTTACAAGGTCAACAGGATCACGGTTGCAAAGCCGCCCGTTGATCCTACAACTAGCGTCAAGTATCTCAGATATTCTGATCCCACTTGGAACCCTCCTGTATCTGTTTCAGCAGGGTGTCATCTGGTGGGTTCTTGCATGCCGAAAAGTGCCGTTTTAGTAGAGAGTGCCGTTACAGGTTTTGAGTCTCGTGTTGGTAAAGAGTTTATGAAGGCGAGCAAAGCAGTGCGCAAGGAATTTTTTCAGTTTGTTAAAACTGAAATTCCGAAACTTTGGGATCCATTACCTTGTGATACTGAGTTCAGTGTGGAAGATTGGTTAGCCAATTCGAAGTATAATTCCAAGTTGTGTGCTCGGTTTCGTAAGCTACATCAAGAATTTGAATGTTACCAATATAATTTGCCACGAAAATACTCGAGGTGCAAAGGGTTTATTAAAGATGAGTGTTATCCTGAGAAGAAAATCCCACGCACGATAAACAGCCGTCATGATGTTTTCAAATCTATTGTTGGGCCAGTCTTCAATAAACTTGATAAGGCCATTTTTAAGAAGAAATGTTTTGTCAAGCATATTAAGGTTAATGATCGTCCTGACTACATTATAAAACGTTGTGGTTTGAATGGCCCATTTATTGCCACAGATTACAGTTCATTTGAATCATCGTTTGATCCCAAGTTTTTGTTAGGATGTGAGATGGTTGTTTATGAGTATTTGCTTAGTAGATGTCCTGATTGTGAGCGAATTATGCGTTTATTACGGCAAGCATTATGTGGTTATAATGTGTCCTACTTTAAATGGTTCCGTGGCCGTGTTTACGGCCGTCGTATGTCCGGTGAAATGTGTACGTCGTCAGGGAATGGGTTAACGAATATGCTATTGATGCGCTTCATAGCCTTTCGCCTCGGATCGCAAATCCGGGGTGTTGTGGAGGGCGACGATGGCTTATTTAGTGTTAGAAGAGGGCCTATCCCTGGAACTAAACATTTTGCTGACTTGGGTTTCGATGTTAAATTGGTCATTCATAATGAGTTGAATACTGCGTCTTTCTGTGGTCTCATTTTTGATTTAAATGATAAGTGCAACATCGTTGACCCAGTTAAGGTGGTTACTAAGACACCGTGGATGTTACGTAGGTATGTAACTAGTAAAAGGTCTATTATATTATCATTGTTGCGGTGTAAAGCGTATAGTTTGTTAGCTCAAAATGCTGGATGTCCGATCATCCAGTCGTATGCATTGTATCTGTTACGAAACACCCGTAATGTTGATCACCGTAAAATGATGATGAAACTTGGTTGGTGGGAGCGTCAGATTATGTCTGAGGTGACTAACGTGTCGAAAATGACTCGTGAGGTTGGCTTGAATACTAGGTATCTTATGGAGCGCATTTATTCTATTAGTGTGGAGCATCAATGTGAAATCGAGCATTATTTTGATGTGACACAATGTATCTGCCCAGTGCCGCAGGATTTATTCTGTCCACTGGTTCCGTTAGTGAACGAATCGGTGTTCTATGAGTATACCTGGTATGGTTTGGTTGGGCAACCGGACAATCGTCCGTGTTATTAATGGGGGCCGGCTACCTAGCCGATATTTTTCTGATTTTAATAAAACATGGTGTGGCCAGTTATCGGGCCGCATAACGTTGCAGTTCCAGTTCCGGGTTCGTCGGGGTAATTACCCAAAACGTGTTACACGTGCTAAACAAAATGCCAAGAGACTGCACGGCGTTACCACAAACCACTGTGGTTCCCGACGGATGCACAGTCCACGTGTTGTTCCGTGAATCCGGTCAATGAACAAAAAGAAGGTAAAACGATTTAATCGTCGTAATCCTAACTTGGTCCCGTTACTTGATGCAGTAGAGACCAATAAACTTACCAGGCGTGTGGTTCAACCCATGGCGTCTGGTGCTTCGATTGTTACTAGTAAGCCACGGCTTTTTAGGTCTAAAGCAGGTGATATTAATGTGTGGCATCGTGAATTGTTGTGTGATTTACCAGGGGTTTCTGGAGATTGGGAACTTAGTAGAATTTATCATTTGAATCCCGCTGACACCAGTTGGCCTTGGTTGAACGGGTTAGCTTGTTTGTATGAACGTTATAGTGTTGATTATTTCCGTGTGGAATATGTTCCTACTTGTGCGACTACTTTGCCAGGGGTCATGACTATGGGTATTGACTATAATGCCGGAGATGAACCGCCAGTGTCCAAACAGCAGTTGAGCGCTTATCAAGGAGCGGTATCTACAAATGTTTGGGCAGGGACTAGTATGGTCAGCACTCGTGAGCAATTGATTATTCATGGTACAAATTTGTTTACTCGTGGAGCTGGGTATAGTGGAGACTTGCGATTATTTGATTTTGGTAAGCTTTATTTGAGTTCTACTGGTGTTGGAGCCACCTCCAACATTGGTGAGATTTGGATTGAATACCGTATTAGTTTCCACACACCCCAACTAAATTTAGCTCATGTTAGTGACCTTAAAGAAGTTCGCTATTCCACTGGTACCAAATTGACGTGTTTTGCAACTGTTGGTAATACTTATGGTGCCAAATTGTGTCAAGTTCCCAACGCTTATTCCATATCGTTTAACATGCCTGGGATTTATTTTGTTTGGCAAGCGGCGTATGGCACGGTTTTCACGGGGGTGGCTCCCGATGGGATAACCGGGTCAACCGCTGTGGTGACCAACAAGTATACATCTGCTTATGTAGATCCTACTGCAGTTAAAGCTCATTTTGTATGGAAGGTTGTTGTAAGTGCTGCTCTTGAGACACTTAATATATCATGGAATGCCGTCTGTACTACAGCGACTAATTTCTTAACTGAGGTTGAAAAGATGGCTAGTATTGTTGGTTTTTCTGACAAGTATGAG